AAGCACTGGACTTGCTGGCAAAATAAATGCAGCTGGAGCTGCGGCAGATGTTAATAGCAATACTACAACAATTTCTGGTGGCAAGATTCGAGCAGGTGTTATAGAGTCTGGTGGATGGATAGCACCAACAACTGGCGTTGGTGGAACATCTCCTTTCTCAGTAAGAGGAATGCAAATAGTTCTTGATGGTAATGGATCTATAATAGGACCACAATTTTATATAGACTCCAGTGGAGGCGCTAGATTTAAAGGAAACATAACTGGAGCTACTGGAACATTTAATGGATCAGTTTCTGGAGGCTCTTTCACAGCAACAGACGGAACAAATACATTAACAATTGCTGCAAATGGAGCAATATCAAATAGCTCTGGTAAGTTTAGCGTATCTTCTGCTGGAGTTTTGCAAGCATCCTCAGTAATAATTTCTGGTGATATAACAGCAAATAATATTACTGCTGGCAGCTCAATATCTGGAGTCACCTTTACAGCATCCAAAATGACAGCTGGCGAATCTGGCGATAGCTATTATTTTAATACAAGAATTTCTAAAAATGGTATAGAGTCCGTAGTTGTAAATGCAATAGGAATTGAATCTAGCAGAACTGGTGGAGTCTCAACACACTGGTATCCTTACTATTCTGGAACTACCGCTAACTTTGATCTTGGAACAATTGCATATCCATGGAACGATGGAAGATTTGCTGGTTCCATAATGGTTGGATATAGGAGTCAAGATGCAACAGGAACTACATCTCCTGGATCCACAGCAGGACCAAGGATTAAGCTAAATGCTACTGGACCAATATTTGCTAACACACTTGGCTTGGGCTCTGGAAATTCAATAGTTCAGGACGCTGGTTTTCTAAGAGTTCAAACATCCAGTTTAAGATATAAGGAAAACATAAATGAAATTGATAAGTCTGGGTACCTAGATATAATTAATTTATTAAAGCCTGTCACATATAATTATATTGGTGATACTGGATATAATGGAAACCCACGTATATTATCTGGTTTGATAGCAGAAGACTTACATGATATTCCACAGTTAAGAACAGTTGTAAATTATAACGAAGAAAATCAGCCAGACGGCATAGCATACGATAGACTTAATGCTTCACTAATTTTAGCAATACAAGAAATGTCTCAAAAAATAGATGCCCTTTCAAATAGGCTTGACGCCCTAGAAGGATAATGGTATCCTTATGATAAGTAGAAAAGGAATAAAATGGATAAAGCAGAACTAGTAGTACAGGCACTACAACAACGTATTGGAGAGCTTGTCTCAAATTATGAGACACATATAGCAATCCTTCGTGCAGAAATAACTAATTTAACAAACAAGCCTGAAGAAAATACACAGCAAGTAGGAGAGTAACATGGCAGACTATACACTTACACCAGTAAATTTTATGGAGGGGGAACCACTAGACCCTAATAAATTAAACATACTTCAGCAAAACATAACAAGTGTTTTTAAGCAGAATGCTTCATTGCAGAATGCGACAGTTGGACAGAAGTCTATTAATAGAGTTCCAATTATTGATGCTGGAAGAATACCTGTAAGTGGCGTACAGAAGGGCGTAGTAAAAGGCTTTCCAATAAACTGGCTGGGCTCCCAGCTATTTGATCTTAGTGGAGAAACAACGCTCCCATATGTTACAGCAATATACCATGGAAACATTGGTGCAGAAGGATCAAAGGGCAAAAACATTACAATTTCCGTAAACACCCTTAAAGATGATCCAAAGATATTTATCTATTCTGATACAAAGATTGATAATGGATTTATATCATGGCAAGCAGTTCAATTCAAAACGCTTAGCTAGTATTGACAACCGCATAAAATATGTTACACTTACGGTGTAACATCAAAGTCACGTACCCGTGACTTTTTTCGTATAAAGGTAAACAATGAGTAACGATTTAAAATGGATGATATCCTCTGACCAGCAGTTCCCTTATCAAGACGATAAGATGATTGCTCTATGGTTTAAGGTAATGAAATGGTTTAAGCCAGATGTGGTTGACTATTTGGGAGACACAGATGATCAGGCTTGCTATAGCAAGTACACAGAGGGACGTTCAGCAGAGTTCTTAAACTATCACAAGACTGAAAGCGGAGATCTCATTGTTCCTATGATGCGTCATGAAGCAAAGGGCGCAAGAGACTTTTATGCAAAGACAAGAGAGATGCTGCCAGACGCACAGCTATTCTCAGCACTGGGTAACCATGATATTAGAGTCTTTAATTATGTAGATGCAAAGCTTCCTGAGTATATCAGTGAGGTTACACCAGAATCCCTATGGAGCTTAGACTCATTAGGATATGAATATATTTACTATAACGAATTGCCAAAGCGCCGATTTGGAGATATCCATGTTCACCACGGACTCTCAATTGCAGCAACAGGCTCAGTTAGAAAAGACATGGAAGACCTACAGATATCTTTAATTAGAGGGCACTCACATAGAATTGCTTCTCATTTAGTTACATATGAATTAAGAAATAATGGCGAGGGTGAAACACTTCGTGGGTATGAACTAGGGCATATGTGTGATGAAAAGTCTGATGGTATGAAGTATATGCAGCACCATGACTGGCAAAAAGGATTTGCTATTGCACATATTGTAAATGACTATCCTCACATCAATATGATTCACGTTGCGCCAGACTACTCTTGCGTAGTTGATGGAAAGGTATTCACACTATAATGTGGTGCTCTAAATGCGGTGGAAGAGTTTTTGTAGATAGAGTATTTTCTCAAAAGCTACACATGGAAATGTTCTGTGTGATGTGTGGAAAACGCTGGATGATTAATAAAGAAACGAGTGCTTTCGGTAAATGGCTAGATCAAGTAGAAAACCTAAATCAAAAGAACTACGGTATTTCTTCTTAAATCAAAAGATACACAAGGTTATTAGGTCATCAAGATCAAAAGATGAATTAGTTGCCTGGTGTTATCCAGATAAAAAGAGAATGCTTTATTCATATTCACAGGTTAAAAAATATATGGAGACTGCCTACAGCGTAAAGCAGGTGGCAGCAATGCTTAATAGGCATAGGGTTACTATTCAAGATTATATCTTGGATGGTAAAGTAATCACTCCACAAAAAATTTATCCTATAGGAGACCCAGAGAATCCTAATTGGTCTAAGTATATGTTTAGCGAGTCAGACATTTTGGACATGCACCAGCATATATTAGATTCAGGACATTCTTCAGATGTACCAACAAAGGCAGAATTACTGGGGCTTCTCAAACACAACTTAATATTGTATACTAAGACAGAAGATGGAAAGTTTGTACCTGTATGGAAGGCGGAGTAATGACAACTAGAGTTAAAGTAGACCTATCGTTTACACGTAACCTTGGAAACTATGAAAGTATCAAGATTGGTATTGGAGTAGAAGATGATGTTAGAGATGGAGAGCATGTTGATGCTGCCACAGAGCGTGTATACAAGTTTGTTGAAGACAAGCTTATTCAAAAGACTCAAGAAGTAGAAGAAGAGCTTAAGAGTGGCAAGTGAGAAGCAGCCATACATTTTAATTGGGCTATATCAAAACCTTTATAAAGAGAAGTACGGCAGAGTTCCAACAATGAATAAGTTTCGTGAGAAGTGGGCTATGCAAGATGTCATTGATAGTGTAGGCTTTGATCGTGCAAAAGAACTTCTGATATACTATTTCTCTCTTACAAAGAATGGCCACCCACTACAGTTCTTCTTTTATAACTTTGATAAAATGGATGCCCTAAAGATTGAAATAGAAAAAGATAAAGAAAAGCGTCGTTTGTTACTTGAAGAAACGAAGAAGATGGTAGAGCAGGGCGGAATAGAGTGAACACAGAAGCAACACTTATCTCAGCAGTATGTAAGAATAAAGACATTAGCACACTGCTGGCAGACAATGTGGATGAACTATTTACTTCGCACAAAGACATTTGGGAAGGCCTAAAGTCATACTACTATAAATTCAAGGCTGTTCCAGAAGTGGGTATCCTTCAGGAAAAGTTTAAAGACTTTGAGCCAGTAGAAACAAAGGCAGAGACTGGATACTATCTTGATACATTAAAGAATGAGTTTTTGTCTAATAGACTAAAGAATATTATTTTAAAGAGTGGCTCTGCATTAAAAGAAGATGCTGCATCAAGAGTTCTAGAGCAGATGCAAAGCCAGCTTGCAAACCTAAGTAGATTTACAAATAACGTTAGAGACTTAGACATTACAGATGCAGATGCTGCAATTAGGCATATGGAATTACTTCGTGTACGTTCTGCCGAGATGGGTGGATCACCAGGAATTAAAACTGGTTTTGAGGCCATTGACTTAGCATACCCAACAGGAATGGCTCCTGGACATTTAATCGTGGCTATTGGATGGCCTGGACGTGGTAAGACATGGTTTACTTCTTACTTGGCATGTAAGGCTTGGGAGCAAGGCTTTAAGCCAATGATTGTTTCCCTTGAGATGTCACCAGAGAATATGCGTGACCGTATTTATACAATGCTAGGCTCTGGTTTATTTAAGGCATCAGACTTTTCAAAGGGAGATATCAATATTGATGACTTCCGTTCATGGTCTACAAAGAAGTTTGCGGACAAGAATAGTTTTATTCTTATTTCAAATGAAGGTAACACAGAAGTTACCCCAGCAACCATTCAAGGAAAGATTGACCAGCACAAGCCAGACTTAGTTATCCTTGACTATCACCAGCTGTTTAATGATAACAAGAGAAGCAACTCAGAAGTTGAGAGAAATAGAAACGTATCTCGTGAATTTAAAATGCTTGCTGTTTCTAACAACATTCCAATTATCGACATTACTGCAGCAACTGCAGACGATGTTTCAGATCAAGATAACCCTCCAATGATGAGTCAAGTTGCTTGGTCTAAAGCTATCGAGTATGATGCTGATATGGCAATGGCTGTTCACAGATACCCAGGCACTAATATGATTGAGGTTGTTTCAAGGAAGAATAGACACGGCCATGAGTTTGGTCTATATTTAGATTGGGATATCAACCGTGGTATCGTCAAAGAAATTTATGAGAATCCTTTCCAAAAAGATGAATCACAAACAGATAAAAAGATTTCAAGTAAAGGTTGAGTTCAAAGACGATTCCGACATGATTAGAGTTAGAGCACAGTATGAAAGTCTTCTAACGCAAGACATGAAGGGAAAGGGTTATGCAAGAGTACTTGACATAAACCCAGCATTTTCGGTAGAATTTGACGGACAAACATGGGTGTTCTTAATGACACTCTATGGAGTATATGTAGGAAAGAAGAAAGCATGGCAGTCAGAGGGAATTACGCAAGGAAAGTTGATTCCACGCAGTATGCCCCAGACCACATCAAGGCTATAGTAAAAGGAATAGGCCTAGACTGTACTGGTGAAACTGATGTTGAGATAGCTTTCTACTGCCCATTTCACTCCAATAGACACAGTGCTAGTTGTAGCATAAGTAAAACAACTGGCGCATGGCTATGCTTTAATCCATCATGTGGAGAGTCAGGATCAGTAATTGATCTTGTTAAAAGAGTATTGCATAAAAATGATTTTCAAGCAATGAGATATGTGTTCTCAAAAGAAAATATTGTTCTTGATAACTTTGATGAAATGCTAAGCTCTGTTATGGAAGACAAGCCAGAGTTTGAAGAATTTTCACAAGAAGTCTTAGACAGATTGCATGCAGATCTGTTCGGCAATAAAGGTCCTAGAGACTACTTGGAGTCTAGAGGAATTAATGAAGAGTCAATGAAATACTTTGGTCTTGGATACTCAAATGCAACTGGCATGGTAATCACACCAGTCCATAGCCCAGACGGAATCCCAGTCGGATTAGTTGGTAGATCAATCTCAGATAAAAGATTTAAGAATAGCACTAACCTTCCAAGAAGCAAAACCATGTTTAATATTCATAGAGCAAAAAGAGAAGGCGGAATCGTAATCATTGTTGAGTCTAACTTTGATGCTATATTAGTTCATCAAGCAGGCTTCCCAAATGTAGTAGCAACACTTGGCGGACACATATCATCAGACAATATTTCATTATTAAATAAATACTTTAATAGAATAATTATAATGACAGACTCAGACCAAGCAGGAAGAGAGCTTGGAAACAATATAGCCAGCAGGCTACGCAATAAAGACCTCTTGTGGGCTTCTTACGAATATGGTAAGATATACCCACATGATGCAAAAGATGTAGGCGATATGACCCAAGAGGAGATTAAAGCTTGTATTAAAAACGCAGTATCCAATATTGAATATCAATCTTGGAGCCCGTGATATAATAAAAGAACAGATGGATCTATACCATCAACTATAAAGGAGAAAATATGGGAATCGTAAAAGGTCTCAAGGGACTAAATCAAGTAATGGACAAGCCTTCATATTCAGAAGGAGATAGCACAAAAGCACGTTGGGCAAAGCTAGAGGATGCAGAAAGCGTTAAGATTCGTTTTCTACAAGAGCTTGACCCAGACTCACCAACATACAATGAAAAAGCTGGACTTGGATTTATTGCAGTTGAACACACAAATCCAAAGGACTATCGCCGTAAGGCACTTTGCACAATGGATGACCAAGGCAAATGCTATGGTTGCGAACAACATCGTAAGGATTACAAGGCAGGATGGAAGGGTCGTTCACGACTTTACATTAATGTACTTATTGATGACGGCAAAGAAGATCCATACGTAGCAATTCTTTCACAGGGCTCAAGCGGAAAAACAATTACACCTACACTAATTGAATACGCAGGAGAGATGGGCTCAATTACAAACCTTATGTGGCGCATTAAGCGTTCAGGTACAAAAACAGATACTAGTTATACAATCATTCCACTAGCAAAAGATGAAACAGCATTTGATTTATCTACTGTAGAATTGTATGACTTAGAGACTACTGCAGTGCGTGATTTACCATACACTGATCAAGAGTCATTCTTTGCTGGCGAAGGCGGACAGGTAGAAGAGACAAACTCTTCAACAAGCAGCAGCTTAGACTGGTAGTAAAGGTGGGGCGGGTCACCGCCCCACTCTGCCAGAGTAGCCCAGCGGTAGAGGCGGTAGACTTAAAATCTATACAGCGTGGGTTCGAATCCCACCTTTGGTACATAATAGAAAACGGCGGAAATGATTAACTTAGAAATACCAGATCCATTTGAAACTTTTGTAGCTAAGAAATATGCTAGCTATAAAGGCTTGATGTACGACTTCTTTGCAAAAGAATGGTACTTAAAAGCTGCGTGTTGTGGAGAAGATTTATATGCTCCTAATAAAAAGACTATGACAAAGATTAGACTTTATCATACTAGAAATGAATGCTTGGGCGGATACTAATGAGCTTTACACACCTTCACGTCCACTCATACTATTCATTAATGGATGGGCTAAACTCACCCAAAGAGCTATGTCAGGCTGCACTAGATGCTGGACAAACAGCAATTGCAATTACAGATCATGGAACACTTTCATCACATCGTGATATGCAGATTGCTGCAAAAGAATTAGGAGTTAAACCAATCCTTGGTGTAGAGGCATACATCTCACCCACAGATAGATTTGATAGATCATCTAAAACAGATAAATCTATTCAGGCTTACAACCATATTATCCTTCTTGCAAAAAATAAGAAGGGGCTAGAAAATATTAACACGCTTCAAGAGCTTGCGTGGAATGAAGGCTTTTATCATAAGCCACGCATTGATAGAGAGGTTTTAAAAGAATATGCAGAAGGTATTATTGTACTTAGCGGATGCCTTAATGGTCTTATTAGTAAGTGCATCGAAAAAGGCGAATTGGGAGAAGCAAGGCTTATACTCAAAGACTTTAAGCAAACTTTTCAAGAAGATTTTTATGTGGAGGTTCAATCTCATAATCCGCCAGAAATAAATGCTGCTCTTCTTGATCTTGCTGACGAGCTTAAAATTAAGGCGGTGGCAACTGGAGATGCTCACTTTGCTAAAGAAGAAGACAGAATATTAGAAGAAGCATTACTTATTCTGTCCACATCACCAAAGGCAGATAAGGATACAGACTTTGACATGTCTAGAAATATTAAGGACATGCTTGACAGATTTAATTATCTCTATCCAGATAGAAGAATATCATTCCAAGACTACAACCTATTTATTCAGTCACGCTCAGAAATTGAGGCAGACTTTAATAAGGCTGGGATTAATCGAACAGACATATATGAAAATACTATGGAGATTGCAAATAAGGTTGAGGAGTATGATTTCTATCAGGGTCTAGACCTTCTGCCAGTCCCAAAGACTGATGCCGATGAAAGACTACTAGAGTTGTCTGAAAAGGGCTTAGAGGGGCTTCAGAAGGCTTCAGACCCTATTTATAGGGACAGGCTAAGGGAAGAGCTAGACATTATTGCTTCAAAGAATTTTGCCTCCTATTTCCTAGTGGTTGCAGACATGATTAACTGGGCCAAGGAAAATGATATTCGTGTAGGTCCTGGCCGTGGTTCAGCAGCTGGATCATTAGTTTGCTATGCTCTTGGAATTACAGATGTAGATCCAATTGAATATGACTTGCTGTTCTTCCGTTTTATTAACCCAGAGCGAAATGACTTTCCAGATATTGATACTGACTTTGAAGACCGTCGTCGCAAAGAGGTTAAAGATTATTTAAAGAAAAGATTTAAGCATGTTGCTTCTATTTCAACCTATACCTACTTTAAGGATAAGGGAGTTGTTAGAGATGCTGCTCGTGTATTTATGGTTCCACTTCAAGAGGTTAATCGTGCACTTAAGTCTGTAGATACATTTGAAGATTTTATTGACTCACCAAACACAAAAGAATTTAGATTGCGGTACCCAGAAGTAGTTTGGCTTGCAGACAGACTTCGTGGAAGAATCAGGTCAGTTGGAGTACATGCTGCTGGAGTTGTGGTAGCAAAAGATGACTTGCGAAAGTTTGCCCCAGTTGAATCTCGTGAAGACTCACAGGACAAAGTTTCAGGAAGAATTCCTGTTGTAGCATATGATATGGATACCGTTGCAGACATTGGTCTTATTAAGCTAGATGCGCTAGGTCTTAAAACTTTATCTGTAATATCAGACACTCTTGGCTCAATTAAAAAAAGACACAAGAAGGATATTAATCTTTCTGGGCTATCTATGGATGACCCAAAGGTTTATCAAATGCTTTCAGAAGGTTATACAAAGGGAGTGTTTCAGGCAGAAGCAACCCCATACACAAACCTTTTAATGAAAATGGGTGTAGACAAATTTGAAGATCTTGCTGCATCAAATGCCCTAGTTCGCCCTGGTGCGATGAATACAGTTGGTGCATCTTATATTAATCGTAAGCATGGTCGTGAAGCGGTAGAATATACGCACACCATTCTTAAGCCTTTTACAGAAAACACATATGGTGTTATTATATATCAAGAGCAGGTTATGCAGGCATGCGTACACCTAGGAGGGATGTCTTGGTCTGAAGCCGACAAGGTACGCAAGATTATTGGTAAAAAGAAAGATGCAAAAGAGTTCGACCAATTCAAAGATCAGTTTGTTACTGGGGCTTCAAAGCACATTACTAAGAAAAAAGCAGAAGAACTATGGCATGACTTTGAGGCTCACGCAGGTTATTCTTTTAACCGTTCCCATGCTGTTGCTTACTCTATGCTATCTTACTATACTGCTTGGCTCAAAACTTATTATCCTTTGGAATTCATGTTCTCGATTCTTAAAAACGAAAATGACAAGGACGCAAGAACAGAATATTTAATTGAAGCAAAAAGACTTGGCTTGAGTATCAAGCTTCCACACATTAACGAGTCTGATATTTACTTCTCTTTACAAGGAGAGTCTATTAGATTTGGTTTAGCTGAGGTAAAGTTTATCTCAGACAGTATTGCAAACAAGATCATAGAAAAGAGACCATACAAAGACTATGCTGATTTCATTGATAAGGCGTCGAAAAAAGGTAGCGGCATTAATAGCAGGGCTATCACTGCTCTTAATTCCATCGGTGGTGCGGCTTTTGACGATAATCCAAGACAAGGTAACGAGAAAGACAACTACTACGAATACCTAGGAATACCAACATTTAATTTAGCTGGAATTCCGCCACGTATTAAAGCGCAGGCAAGACCAATTCAAGACTTCGATGACCTAGGTTCATTTGTAATGTTTGGAATGGTTAAATCAATTAAGCGTGGAAGTGGCTGGGCAAGAGTTGAACTGGTAGATGAAACTGGTTCTATTGGTCTATTCCATACAGAGCAAACACAAATTGAAACCAATCAGATGTACTTTATTTTAGTTGGAGATAATCGTATTGCCAGATATATTAAGGTAAGCGATATTGATCCTAAGTCAGATGATTTGTTTGTCGACTACCTATATAGAAAAGAATATGACCTAGAGGAAGATGAGTATATTGTAGTTAACTTTACTCCATATACAACAAAGGCTGGAAAACAAATGAGCCATATTGTATTGTCTAACAAGGATAAAGAATTAACTAGAGTTATTGCTTTCCCAACAATGTATAAGATGTCTCTTGCTAAAATGCGAGAGGGAATGAAGTGTAAGGTTGTGCTATCTAAATTAGATGACGGCACATTGAATATAAAGGAAATACTATGACAGAAGAAGCACCAGAGGATATCTTTGCACAGCTAAATGTTACAAAGATATTAGTAGCAATATTAGAATCACACAAGGAGCTAATGGTTCCTACCAGTGTTTTAATTGATGCTTTAAATGAGGACAAGGAACTACAGGTTGATTATGATGCAGATAATCAGACATTTGTATTTAAGTTAAAGGTAAAAGATGACAGCTCTAAGCACTGATTATGGACTTGATGCATTTGCAGCAGTCCTACATGAGTTAGCTTTAGAAAAAGGTTTTTGGGATGGCGAGATTACATATGACAAGATTGGCAACAAGCTTGCCTTGGTTCATTCAGAAGTAACTGAAGTACTAGAAGCTATTCGTAAAGATAAAGGATCAGAAGAAATTGTAGAAGAGATGGCTGATGTAATTATTAGACTACTTGACCTTTATGCTGCAATGATGAATGAAGGATTTGTTGAACATTCTTTGGATGAAGTAATGGACAATAAAATAAATAAAAATAAAGAGAGACAAAGGCTTCACGGGAATTTGTTTTAATGCTATACTAATACAAAGAAAAGGTTTATATGACTATACAAATAAATGATATATTAGCAAAGTTAGATCCAAAAACTAGAGCAAGAGTTCAGTCTGCACAAGACGTAAAAGTTGAAAAGCAGTTGACACCTAGCATTGGTTTAAACATGGCATTAAAAGGTGGGCTTGGATATGGAAGACAGGTTTTAGTTTGGGGAAACAAGTCTGCTGGTAAGTCTTCTTTCTGTCTGCAGATGATTGGCATGGCACAAAAAGAGGGAAAGACATGTGCTTGGATTGATGCTGAAGCTTCATACGACCAGTCTTGGGCAGAAATGCTTGGAGTAGATTCCTCTTCTCTTATCTATTCACCAGCAAAAACTGTAAATGATATGGTTGATGTTGCTACAAAGCTAATGGATGCTGGTGTTGATATCATTGTTGTAGACTCAATCTCAGCACTATTGCCAGCAATTTATTTTGAAAAAGATGGAAATGAAATGAAAGATTTGCAAGACACTAAGCAAATCGGAGCAGAAGCAAAGGATATGACTCATGCAGTCAAGATGTTAAATTATGCAAACAAAAATACACTATTGGTACTCATCTCACAGCAAAGAAATCAATTTGGATCTATGCATGCCTCCCATATTCCGACAGGAGGAATGGCAGTTAAATTCTTCTCTTCCACGGTCATTAAGCTATGGTCTTCAGAAGCTGAGGCTAATGCGATTAAAGCGGGCATTAAAGTTGGTGACAAAATCATTGAGCAAAGAGTTGGCAGACCAGTCAATTGGATTATTGATTACAACAAACTCGGCCCCCCTAATCTTTCAGGACAATACGACTTCTACTATCAAGGAGAAATCTTAGGAGTAGATGCAGTAGGAGAAACATTAGATGTTGCAGAAATGGTTGGCGTAGTAGAAAAAGGTGGTGCTTGGTATACTGTCAATGGAGAAAGACTTCAGGGACGTGCAAAAGCAGTTGCTTACTTAAAAGAAAATCCAGAAGTAGTTACAGAATTGGCTGATGAAATAAATGCCAGATCTTAATGAATTCTTAAATAACAAAGAGCAGAAAGAGGCTTTGCGTTCCACATTGGAAAGCCTTGAAGGTATAAGACCCTGTTCTAAATGTGAGCTTGATGTGGATGGTGGGTTGTGGGATCCAGAAAGTTTAACTATGCAATGGACATGTTCCAATGGACATGAGACAAAGCATCAGGTGGGCTAGTGTCAGAAAGATCAGAAGTCAAAAGAGATGGTGCAAGAGCACAGAAGAATAGTGGACGTGGAGATTATCAAAAGGGTGATGCCAAATGGAATCAGTTCCTTGTTGATTACAAAGAAGCATCTTCTTCTTTTACTTTAAACAAACCAGTGTGGTCTAAGATATGCACTGATACATTTAAAGTAAGTAGAGATATGCACCCAGCGTTAAAAATAATTATAGGAACTGATTCTAAGGTTCGTCTTGGAATCATTGAATGGACGGTATTAGAAGAACTGATATCGTTTTGGGAGGAAAATCATGAGTAATCCAGATATTAATTTGGTAGGTAAGATTGGACAAGATCCAGTTGTTCTTGGCAATGGCGGATTAAGATTAAGAGTTGCAACCAATGACCGCATTAGAGATGACTCTACAGGAGAATGGAAAGATGGACCAACTTCTTGGTGGACAGTTAAGGTTTGGAATAGACTTGCAGAGCAAGCTAAAGACGTCCTTAAGAAGGGACAAGAGGTTACTATTTCTGGTGTGATCTATGAAGAAACATGGAAAGATAAAGAGACAGGGCAAGCTAAAAATAGCTACGAAATTAAAGCCACTAGCATTGGCTTGACTCCATGGTCTGTTTCACGTGAGAAGATTTCATCTGGCGCAAGCTGGGACATGAACGCAGAGGTTCCTTTCTAGTGATTTCTTTTATTTGTGGGGCGGCAATTGGATTTATTATTGGTTACGGCCTTGGTTTATTTATTGACAAATTAGATAAGAGGGAAAAAGATGGCAGAGGATAAGAATACATTAGAGCTTATAAGCGATATAACAGAGTTTAATGATCTCCATGAGTTCATGCAGGATGAACACTTGGATAAAGCTCTTGCTATTGTGGTAAAATTGTTAATGAACCCAGATGTTCCTTCAGCAAAGGCACCACATTTAATTATGGAGCTACAGGCAATGTCAACTAAGTTTGCTGTTCTTGCATCTGTATATTCAACAATTGCAAAAGACAAGGCTGGAACAGCCAATAACAATAAGAAGAACATTTACTATTCAGTAAAGGAGTCCATAGACAAACTTGTAGATGCACTTAAGTATGTCGTTAGGTATAATTCATAAATGGCAAGAGACATTGTAAAAAATTTAAAGTTTAAGAAGCATACGGGTAAGCATTTTGATCCAGAGCTATTTGCCCAACTGCTTGATGAGTCATATCGTAATACTAAACGTGCTGACGGAGACATGACAAAGAAGTCATTTAGCCCAAGCTCTTTAGGGTACGGACATGGAACATGCCCAAGATATTGGTATATGGCATTTAGCGGAGCAATGTTCATTGATGATAATGATGCTGTTGCTGTTGCAAACATGGCCCAGGGAACACAGGCCCACGAAAGACTACAAAAGCTTATTTCCACAATGCCTCAGTTTGTTGCAGAAGAAGAAGAGATTACCAATGAGTACCCACCTATCCGTGGCTTTATTGACTTGATCATGGAGTACGATGGTGAAACCGTTATTGGTGAAATCAAGACGGCTAAGCAGGAGGTATGGGATACAAGGCAGTCAGAGATGAAGTCTTCACCAAACCACATGCTACAGTTACTTACATACATGAAATTAAAGAATGCCAAAGAAGGCTTCTTCCTATACGAGAATAAAAATACACAAGAAGTTTTGATTATTCCAGTATCAATGAATGATAAGAACAAGAAGATAATTGAAGATACATTCTTGTGGATGCAAGAAGTTTGGGATAATTTCCAAAATGGAGATTTGCCAATGAGACCTGCTGGTGCTACTAAATCTAAAATGCCATGTACATATTGCCCTGTCAAGAAAGCATGCTACGATAAGTCTGGTCCAGTAGGAACTGTTCAGATAGAAATGTATAGCGTACCAAAATTATGATATGTTCAAATAAAGAGTGTGCAAAAGATTTTGATCCCAAGACTCATAATCAAAAATATTGTACTGATGAGTGTTGCAGAGTTGCAACAAACAGAAGGATAATGGAAAAATATTATGAAAGAAAAGCAATTAAAAATGGATCTGTTAGGCAGTGTTCTAAATGTAAGGCTAAGCTAAGCAGGTACAACACTGATACTATATGCGCCCATTGCGAAAAGAAAAGAAGCAGAACCAAGAGCCTGCTTCAGGAAATTATAGATGAAATTAAGTAGCCTTGTAAAGACAAAAGCGCACCGTGTCCTTGGGATAGATGCGTCAACAAACTCTATTGCTTTTTGCCTAATGGAAGGCAACAAGCCATTAAAGTGGGGAAAGATTGATCTTGCTGGCATGGATATATATGAAAAAATATATGATGCTAAAAAGAAAATGTCTGTTATGTTAGAGGAACTTAAATCAGATTATATAGTTGTTGAGGGCGCCATACTTGTCAGATCACCAGATGCTGTGATAAAATTGTCTTATGTGTATGGAGTTGTAATTGCAGAGCTTATGTCCACGGGGGCAAAAGTTATAACAATACCACCCAGCTCATGGCAGGCGCATATTGGGAATAAGAACCCAACAAAAGCTGAGAAGGAAGCAATCCGTACTAAGAATCCAGGTTATGCTGACTCTTGGTACAAAAATCAATTAAGAAATATGCGTAAGCAAAGGACTGTTGATTATTTTAATAAGATGTATGGTTTAAATTTAAATGATTTTGATGTTGCAGATGCATTCGGCATTGCACATTATTCCAATGAGGTGTTAACTAAACGATGAGTCCAGACTGGCAAGAGAAGAGTGCTCAAGAAGAATTTGTTTTAAGCTTACTTGACAATAAAAAAGAAGGATATTATGTAGAGCTAGGAGCATTTCATTCTAAGAATGGAAGCAATACCTATAGACTAGAAAATGAGTTTGACTGGAAGGGCGTTTCTTTTGAGATAGTTCCAGAATTTCACAAAGAGGTATCAGAAAATAGAAAGAACCCATGTATCCTTGGAGATGCTACTCAGTTTAATTATATTAATTATTTTGAAGAGAACAATTTCCCAAAGCAGATAGACTACCTACAGGTAGATATTGATGGCGGGTATGATCCAAAGGGCTATGCCGTTGGCAACCCATACCTATCTTTACATGGCTTATTAGCAGTACCATTAAACCAGTATAGATTTACAGTAATAACATTTGAGCATGATGCTAATTTAGTTTTAAATAATATAGCTATGCGTGATGCACAAAGACAGATACTTGATTCACTTGGATATGCTCTTGTGGTTAGAGATTTCCATGAAGACTGGTGGGTTGATAGAAGCGCTATTGGTTACACAGATTACAGACAGCATTTTAAATGGAACACGATGTGAAGCTTTACCAAAGTAAAGAGTGGCTGTATAGAAGATATGTAGTTCAAAGAAAGACAGTCACTGAAATTGGAAAAGAGTGTCAAGTATCTGCTATGACCATACAAAGATACCTAGAGCAGTTTGGATTAATTAAAAAAAGATGAGCATACCAGTAATAATCATACCTACATTAAATAGGTATGATCTTCTAGATAGCATGCTAGATAATATAAACTACCCAGTAGATAATATATTGGTTATAGATAATGGTAACGGATACAAGACAGACAAGAAGGTAACTGTTCTAAATATGCCAGCTAATTTAGGAATGTCTGCATCATGGAATTTAGGTATAAAACTTTACCCACATTCAAAGTATTGGCTATTTGCATCAGCTGACACAATTTGGGGAGAGAACTCTTTAAAAGAAATAGATGAGACAAGTGGGCCAGATAAAGTTGTTTTAACAGATGATGCCTATGGGTGTTTTTCTGTTGGTGAAAATGTTATTGAAGAGGTGGGGCTTTTTGATGAATACTTTTATCCAATATATTTTGAGGATAATGATTTTCATGAAAGAGTTTCAAGGTTTTGTCCAGAAGGAACCATTGTAACAACATCAATAAAAACAAAGCCATCTTCAGGAAGCCAAACTATTAATAGTGACTCAAGTTTAAGAAATAGAAATGATGAAACATTTTTAAAGAATAAAGAGTACTATGATTTTAAAGCTGAAAACAATTTTCAATTAACAAATGATTGGTCTTTAAATAGAAGAAGGTCACAAGAATGGCTACGATAGGGCTACTGCCAGCATCTGGAAAGGCTTCTAGAGTTGGGGGCATACCAAAGTTTTGCCTGCCTATATCAGATGAGAGATCATTAATACAATGGCATGTAGAGCAAATGCTTGAAGTTTGTGATGAAGTAAGAATATCTACAAGAGCAGAATGGGTTCCAATCATTCAAAATATGGATATGAATATTAAACTTATAGTTCGTGAGCCATCAACAATGTCTGATGCTGTAAACTTTATGGTTGGCGAAAGCAATGACACCGTACTTATAGGCATGCCAGATACATTTATATTAGGATCACCAAATAATATATATAAAGAAATGGTTAAGTCTAGCGGAGACCTAGTGCTAGGTGCATGGGAATGCACTGAAGATCTTAAGGGCAGGGTAGGCCAGATACATTTATCTGGAGATAAAGTAGTTTACTCTAAAGATAAAGTAGATGATTGCGATTATTCTTACATGTGGGGCACTATGCTATTTAGAAAAAATTTGATAAGATATGTTGATTCATCGTTGGACCACCCAGGAAAACAAATACAGGAATGGATCGATATGAATTTAGATGTTCGTGCAGTAAAGCCAGGTGGACAATATATGGATATTGGAACACTAAAGGGACTAAAGAGACTATATAAGGAGATGGAATAATGGCGGGTTATCCAGAAAGAGAAAAGGGTTTTCAAATGTGGGTTACAGACCTGCAGTTGTTAGCTACAGATGCACCATCAGGAAATAAAATTATGAATGAATGTCTTGATATTGCTGAGATGTTAATTAAAAAAAATGTATCATACGGAGATTCTGCTTTAAATCCAATGAGATTATTTGCACAGTCAGATTCAGTAGAGCAATTAAAGGTTCGCATTGATGATAAATTAAATAGGATTAAGAACTCACAGGGGTATGCTGGAGATAATGATGTTGATGATTTAATTGGATACCTGGTGTTATTAAGAATAGCCATGTCTCAGGTTGCCATTTCAGTCGACTAGAAGTATAATAGTATCATGAGCGATATAGAGCCAGCAGTACATTTTGACCGAATGAATAAAGTCGTTGAGGAATTACTCAAGGGAAATTCAGCCACGCAGATAGCAGCAGCTACAGGATTTTCTAGAAAAGAAGTCCTAGAGTTTATTGATGAGTGGAAGACAGTCGTACACAATGATTCTAATATAAGAGATAGAGCAAGAGAAGCAATCTCTGGTGCTGACCAACACTATGCAATGCTTATTAAAGAGGCCTGGAAGACCGTAGAAGACGCAGATCAAAGCGGGCAGCTTAGTGTTAAGGCGGGAGCACTAAAACTAATTGCAGATATAGAGACTAAAAGAATAGCCATGCTTCAATCTGTTGGAGTTCTAGAGAATACACAGATAGCATCACAAATTGCAGAGACAGAACGTAAGCAAGAAATACTAGTAGGTATATTAAAAGAAGTAACTGCATCTTGTCCTAAGTGTAAAATGGATGTTGCAAAAAGGCTATCCCAGATTACTGGCGTAGTGGAGGCAATAGTAATTCAGGACGCAGATGTCGTTTGATTTTTCAGATTTAATTGACATACTTGACGGAGAAGAATTTGAAGAGCGTCCAGTAGACCTACAAACATTTGTTACTGATCCAAATTATTTAGGGCTGCCACAATTATCTGAACTACAGTATACGCTTATTGAAAAGTCTTCCCAGATATATAAAGAGTCCACTCTAATAAAGCTTTTTGGCGAAGAGGATGGAAAGCTAAGATTTAAGCAGACATGCAATGAAGTAATTGCACAGCTAGGTAAAGGTTCTGGTAAAGACTACACTGCTACGATTTCAGTTGCCTATCAAGTTTATTTATTGCTATGTCTAAAAGATCCAGCAACATACTATGGTAAGCCACCAGGTGACACAATTGATATCCTAAATATTGCTATTAACGCACAGCAGGCAAACAATGTTTTCTTTAAAGGATTTAAGACAAGAATTGAATTGTCCCCATGGTTTGCTGGAAAATATGAGCCTAAAGCATCTGAAATTAAATTTGATAAGAATGTAAATGTATACTCAGGCCACTCTCAAAGAGAAGCATGGGAAGGATACAACGTTATAACTGTTATCCTTGATGAGATCTCTGGTTTTGCCATGGAAAATACAACAGGACATGACCAGGCTAAGACAGCTGATGCTATATATGACATGTACCGTGCATCTGTGATGTCCCGTTTCCCAGACTATGGAAAAGTAATTTTACTTTCATTCCCCCGTTTCAAAAATGATCCAATACAAAAATTCTATGAGTCTGTTATTGGAGAAAAAGAAACTATTATTAGAACAAAGACTCTTAAGATGGACGATGATCTCCCAGACGGAACTGATGGTAATGAGATAACTATTGATTGGGAAGAAGACCACATCATATCTTATCTGTATCCTAAGACATATGCTTTAAAGAGGCCAACATGGGAAGTCAACCCAACTAAAAAGATTGAAGATTTTAAGGTAGACTTCTACAAGAATTCGTTAGACGCTCTTGGTAGATTTGCTTGCATGCCACCAGAGATGGTAGATGCTTTCTTTAAGTCACGTGAAAAGGTAGAGAAGGCATTTAATAATACTGCTCTTTCTGTAGATAGCTTTGGTAGATTAGAAGAATGGTTTAAACCAAAAGAAGATACAAGATACTTTATACACGTTGACCTTGCACAAAAGCACGACCACTGTGCAGTCTCGCTAGCACATGTTGAAAGATGGGTTAATGTTAGAGTTACAAACGAGTACTCTCAGCCAGCACCAATTGTTAGTGTAGATGCAGTTAGATACTGGACACCTACGCCTGATAAGTCTGTTGATTTTACTGAGGTTAAAGACTATATACTTGCACTTAAAACACGTGGGTTTAATATAGGAGTGTGTACATTTGACCGATGGAACTCGCATGATATGATGCAGCAGCTAAAGCAATATGGAATTAATACTGAAATTTTGTCGGTGGCTAAAAAGCATTATGACGATATGGCTATGGTTGTATTAGAAGAAAGACTCAATGGTCCATATATACCACTTCTAATTGATGAATTGTTGCAGTTAAAAATTATGCGTGATAAGGTTGATCACCCACGAAAAGGTTCTAAAGACTTGGCGGATGCAGTCTGTGGATCTATATTTAATTCAATTAGTAGAACAAGGCCAGACATGAATAATGAAATAAACATTCATACATATGAGTCAATGTCAATACATGATGATTTTAGTAGAGATAACCCAGATGTAACATCAACTAATATGATTAGGGCACCAAGAATGCCACAAGATTTAAGAGAAGCAATGGACAGGATGCAAATAATATGAGTGAATATCAAGATAAAGCTAAAGAGTGTAAGTGCTGTGGCAAGCATGTTCCACTTCCAACTGTATTGAGAGAGTTTAATGGCATAGTTGTATGCCCAACTACATTTGCCAATATAATGGAATACACTAGAGTTTGGAACTCTATTGGATCAAGGCCACCTGGAAAAATAAGAAAACATTTTTCAGAATACGTGCAGCAGATAGTTGAAAAAACCATTGACAATAACGATAAGGTTATACTATAATTGCAACTAGGCAACAGTAGCTTAGTTGGTTAAAGCCCCGAACTCATAATTCGGTAATCGTAGGTTCGAGTCCTACCTGTTGCACATGGGAGAATATGTGAAAGATATAGAGTACTACATAGAAATCGGTGCTGTTTCAGTTGAAGGCATTGACGAAGACGGAGAGTTTATTTTTCTGATAACAGAAAAGGCCAAAGATATTGCGCCTGAGTTATGGAAAGCGCACACAGAGTATATTGATGATGCAATGCTAAAGTTATTTGAAAGTGGATTTTTAAATGTTTCATATGATGAAAATTTAGAAGCAACTTTTTCGCTAAGTCCAGAAGGAGAAGAGATGGCAAAGACCCTGGGATTAGTAGAAATGAATCAAGACGAAGAAGATCAATAAAATACCTCTGTAGCTCAGCGGAAGAGCAACAGACTTCTAATCTGTTGGTCGCTGGTTCGATTCCAGCCAGGGGTGCGATACGTTTGTATCACTTATATATAAGGAGAAACATGAAAACAATAGGAGATAAACTTGGTAACTTTGCCGTTATCGGAGTTAAACCTGGAGCGTTATCTTATGACGACTCATCTTTTGAAGTAATAAACCAAGATTCTTTTCCAGGCAAATGGAAAATTATTGCATTCTATCCAAAAGATTTTACCTTTGTATGCCCAACAGAAATTGTTGCATATGATGCTCTTGTAAATGATTTTAATGACCGTGACGCAGTCCTTATGACTGGATCAGTGGATAACGAGTTTTGCAAAATTGCATGGCGCAATGCTCATGAAGATTTAAAGAAAACTAATTCTTGGTCCTTTGCAGATACAGCACATCAATTATCTGGTGACCTTGGAATTCAACACTCTTCTGGAGTAGCATATCGTGCAACATTTATTGTAGACCCAGATAATATTATCCAGCATGTAACAGTAAACAATTTAGATGTAGGAAGAAATCCAGATGAAACTCTTCGTGTTCTAGATGCTCTTCAAACTGGTGAGCTATGTGCATGCAATAGATCACTTGGCGGGGAGACGCTGTAATGTCTTGGGTTGGCCAGATTAATGAAAATCTTCCAGAGTACGCTAAGGACATTAGGTTAAATCTAGATTCAGTAATTAATAGATCAACTATTGATTCAGAACAGGCAACCTATCTCGCATTAGCTGCAGCCTTTGCTACTGGAAACGGAAAGCTTGTTGCTTTTATTACAGCAAGTGCAACAGACGAAGTAGAAAGAAATGCGGCACTTACAGCTGGTGCTATCATGGCACAAAATAATGTTTGGTATCCATACATTGAGATGGCAGATGATCCTAACTTAAAGGGGTTACCAGCGCAGCTTAGAATGAATGCAATAGCATCTCATGGAGGCACTACAAAAGCAAGATTTGAGGCTTACTCGTTAGCTTCATCTATTGTAGGGAAATGCCATTTCTGTGTTAAAGCACACTATGAAACATTGAAAGAGGAAGGCTACTCAGTCGAGCAGTTGCGTGATATCGGAAGAATTGCAGCAACAGTAAATGCTTTAGCA